CAAACATCTCTTAATTTAACATCATTAAACATTACCATGCCACCTGAACCACCAGCTGTAATAACGTGACTAGCATAAAAACTAGTAGTGGCTATATCTGTTTCAGGAGTATAAGTTACTGTATCTGCTGAGTCTTCAATCAAGATAATATCTTCTCTTCCCATACTAATTAATCCTTCTTTAATGGCTTTCCAATCTGGTTTGTTACCAATTAAATTAGGGATCATAAGTACTTTAACATCGTCTGTTATAGCAGCTAATATTTCTTTAGTATTAGCAACATATGTAGTTAAATCAACATCTACAAACACAGGTACTAGTCCTAATTGAATGATAGGTGCTAATGTAGTTGAGAATGTACAAGCTGGAGTTAAGATTTTAGTTCCTTTAGGTAAATGTAAACTAGCCAAAGCCAATAAACAAGCTGATGATCCTGAGTTAACAAATACACCATATTTTTTACCAAAGTGTTTTGCTATTTTTTCTTCAAATTCAACAGAACGAGGTCCAAAACCTGCTATCCAACCATCTCTAAGACAATCAACTACAGCTTGAATTTCTTCTTCCCCATAGGATTCAAATTTGTTAGGTGCATACCATATTTTTTTCATATTATATCATTTAATTTAAAAATTTCTTCTATTTTATCTATTATGTTTTGTTCATAGTCAACATAACTAAGTGCTATTTTGTAATTGTGTTCTATTATTTCTTTTTTAGATTCATAAAACTCAGAAGTTAATTCATTTGAAATATAAATAAAATCATCTGGATTTTCAAATTTAATTATACCTTCTGGGTTGAAAAAGTCATCTATGTTTGAACAGCCCCAATATATAGGAATAGTTTTCATTAGAAAACAATCTAATATTTTTTCACTAAAGTATCCTCTATGAGAAAAATTTTCGATTACTGTTCCAAACATTGAGTTTCCAAATACTGTTTCTTTACCTATTCGTGCGTCATCTATGTTATGTCTATCTCCTATTGTTTTATGGAAATTAGTAGGTACTTTAAATTCATTTTCTCGAGCTAGAATTTCATGACGCATTTGGTGTCCATATGATTTAAGTAAAGTACCACACAAATGAGCTATTTCAAATTTTTTACTATGTTCTTTTTCGTATTGTTCTGGTTTAAACCAGGTATGTCCAAATGGTAAGAAAAGAGCATTATCACAATTGTTTAAAACTTTATCATTCCAAGTTAATATAGCTTGAAATACTTCCTTATTTTGAATAGCCCGATCATGTAAACCAAAGTATTCATTTGGTTCTACAAGTACTAAAATGTTAATTGGTGATAATTGATCTGGAGATTGTGGATAAGTTTCAATAAATAAAGAGAAATCAAGATGTTTTAAATTATTTAATTTATCTTCAATTTTCTCTTTAGAGAACATATTTACAAATAACTTCATTATTTTGCAGCTAACACATTTAAACTCATTAATATTCCGTTTTCTTTATCCAAATGTGGTAAATATGCTTTACTGAAATCATCACCTGGATAATTGTCTGTATTCCATTCTGATATTGTACTGTATCCTATAGATTTTAAGTCATTAGATAATGTATTATAATCAAATGTAATGTAATGATAGTTTTCATCATAATCTTGGCCACCATAAAGTAATCCGATTAATGATTTTAAGTCATTTGTTTTAGTATAATATAAACATATTGAATTAAAATTAGGAACAGCTAAACGTAATTGTCCTCCTGGTTTTAGTATTTCAAACCATCTTTTAAGTACATCTTTATACTCCCATCTTCCGAAATGTTCTAAAACATGACATGCATATATTTCATCAACTGAATTTTCTTTGTAATTTCGTAAAAAACGAATGTTGTTAACTTCATCTACACCAGGTAAATATCTAATATCAATATTAGTGTATCCTTCAAGATGTTTTGTTCCACAACCTAAATGTAATTTTGTCATAACGTATTGTAATAATTGTTTTGTTTTTCTTGTTTTTGTATTGTTTTAGTATGGTTAATTGAAAATTCAGTTACTTCAGGTAATGAAGAATATTGTTTATATCCTACTAACACCTCATGTACTTTATTTTGCCATCTAATATCAGGTGAATTTTTATAGATTCTACCTTGTTTGTCTGGGAAATTAATTCTGTTTTGATTATCTAATACCCAGCCCCATCTGCGAATATGTTCTTGAGTTATACCTTCTACAAAGTTTTCTCTTGGAACCCAATAGAAATCTACTTCAGGATTATTTTCTATAATAGTTGGCAGGTACTGTATAAGATAAGAATTAGGGAGTTCATCAGCATCAATATTGAAAATATAATCTCCTTTACATAAAGAGGATAATTTGTTTTTCCAATTTGAAAAATGACCATCAAAGCTATCTTCAATTAAAGTAATTTTATTATTACTACTTAATTTATGAAGATATCCTAATAATTCAGATGTAGGTTCATTTTTAGTTAAATCAACTAATACTACTATTTCGTCTTGTTGTCTTTTATTTTGTAATAAAAAAGCAAGAAGCTGTTGTATCTCAATAAACTCATCACATACAGTAACCGCGTAACTAATTTTCATATTATCAATATAATATTACTCAGGTAAAAATCCAAGATAAGATAATGCTTCCATAAAATCTCTTTCACTAAAAGATTCTAATGTTGTCATATCCATTCTGAATTCATAGTATTGGTCTTTCTTACCAGGAATAGGATACTTTTCTTTTTCCTCTTCTTTAACAGGAACGGCTTTTACTGCTGACCAAACCCATTGTTCTTTAGAGGGACCATTAGCAAAAATCATGCCTTGAGTAGGAACATTAATTGATGATGGCATCCAAATTTTTCCTTCTTCATCTTTAAAGAATAAATCCTTATAAAGTTCAGGTAATACTTCTTTTTGTTGTTCAAAGAACTCTTCACCTTCTTTCATTAAGGAGTTAGTTTGAAAACCACATCCGTAACAAAAATGTGTTTTAATATCTTTGTTTACTTCTTCTACGTAGCAGGCATCTGAGCCACATCTACTACATGTAATTAAATTATCCATTCGATTCTGCTGTTTTAAGTTTAGGTAGTTCTATTTTTTTAAGTGTAGGTAATTTTAATTTTATTTCAGCTGGAAATTCTGGAATGTAGTTGGTTAATAATGTATCTACTTTTTCTTTCATTTTATCCCAGCTAAACTCATTTTTACTCTTATATGCTTGACGTTTAGCTCCTTCAGTATAGTTTTTATAGTTTTCGTATACATCTTTTAAATAGAAACCTACTTGAGCTGGATCTGCTGAAAACCATTGACTATCCGGAGGTAAAAATTGGTTTTGAGTACTTGGATGTACTTGTGTTAAATTACCACCTAATAAACATGTAAATTCAGAAGCTAAGAAATCCATATGACCTGACCATCCTGAGGTAATTAATGGTTTTTTAGCTAATGTAAATTCAAGTAATGGACGACCATAACCTTCACCTTTAGTTAAATTAACCATTGATTTTACTTTAGGGTGGTTATATAATTCATTAATTTCTTCATCACTAAATTCACCATGTAACAAATAAACGTTAGGTAAATTAGTTGAATTAACTGTTTTCTTAATTAACTTGATTTTCTTTAGAATTTCTTCTCTATCAGAATATGAAGCTCCTACTTGAGATGCTTTTAAAATTAAAGCTGGTTTTTTAGATTTGTTTTTAAACGTTTCATAGAATGCTTTAACTAAGAATCCTACGTTTTTTCTATCTTCACCTAAATCACCTGGCATCCAATGGCCTAAGAATAAGTAACAAAAATCTTCAGGTAATTGATTAATATCTCTAAGTAATGAGGTATTTTTAAATTCTTTTGTTTCCAATGTTTTGAAAACATCAGTATTGGCACCTTCAAATAATACTTCAATAGGTTTACTTAATTCAACAATACCTTCTAAAGCATTTGTTTGTTTATTTCTTTTTTCAAACTTAGATTCTTGGAATACTTTTTTAGCATGTTCTGATGAAGCAAAAGTTAAATCCATTCTATTGATACCTTCAATCCATTCTGGAGGGCAAATAGTACTTTCAATACCTGCTGTACAACCAATATTAAATTTTCCTACTGGTTGAAATTCATTCGGAACAGTAATTTGCATCCAAATTTCAGGTTGTTTGTTAAGTGTATTGTTTGTTAAACTTAATTCTAACAAAAACTTCCATTCTGGGTTGTCACTACAAAATCCAAATGGTGTATTACCCCAACGTTGTGATAATAACTTAACATTATATTTGTTTGTTTCTACAATGGCTTTAATTAAATCCCTTGAACGGGCACCATAGCCTGAATAGGTGTCAAAGGGTGAACTGATTATAAATAATGGTTTGCTCATAAATTTTTTAATATAACAATTTGTGGTTTATTTTTCTATCTTTAGTTTCGTTTGCATTGATTAATTCATATTTTTCTCTTGGTTTCCAAGTTGAAAATAAAGTATCAAATGCTTCAATAACTCTTTTTCCTTGAGCTACTCCTGTAAATCCGGCTTCATCACCTATAGCCCATTCTCTACCTGCTAAGCCATTTTCAGCACGTTCTTCATCTAAATAAACATGCATTATTTGTTCAGCAGCATCTTCGGCTGTACATCTATCATCCCAAATATAAGGTGTTAATGGTGAGCCTACTAATGATTTATTAGTTGGATAAACTGGATATGCCCATTTACCATGTGATTTATAAGTGCCGTTATGGTTTGAAGGAAAATCAGCGTCAAAATCAATCCAAGTGCCATCTTCAAATTCAAATCTCATTTGATCTTGCATACCACCTGTTACGTTTGCAATAATTGGTTTACCACACAAAATAGCTTCAGTTAAACTTAATCCCCAACCTTCGTTAGATGTTAATAAGATTTGAGCATCTGTACTGTTGTATAATAAACTCATTTGGTATGAATCAAGTCTAGCGTCTGTGAAAATAATATTGTATTGTTCATCATTTGCTAATAACTCAATTACAGCCTCTAAATCAGTTCCATGTTCGCTTACGCGTTCTGTATGTAATACTAAAGCACATTTTTTAGCTTTTTCAAGAGGCAATTTATCAATAAAGTGTCTATATGCTAAAATAGTATCTGGGATTTGTTTTCTTCTAATGTTTCTAGAGTTAAAGAACAAAACAAAATCATATTCTTTACCTTTAAATAGATTCTTTTTAAATTCCACTAATGCAGGATCTTTTTTATCTATAGGTTTAAAAATATTATGATTTAAACCATGTGGTACATAACGAAGTATTTTATTTTCTGCTTTTTCTTCTAATACTAATCTATTAATGTTTACTGTTTGTTTAGAAATTCCCATCAATAAATCACAAGCTTCATAAAACGCTTTATTATACATTGGAGCAGGATAATCATCCCAAATGTTTAAATAAGTAATAGGAATATGTTTTCTAATTTCATTTTCCATAGCAAATAACCAAACAAAATATCTTGGATCAGTAATTAACATGATCGCGTCTGGTTTTTCTATTTGGATAAGATGTCTTAAGATATCCGGGTTTCCATAGTCATTTACTGGATACATGAATACTGATGTATCTTCTAAGCCAGTAGCTTCATTTGTTGATTGGCATAAATCTAAACGTTTGCCTTGTTCTGGGTGATTAATAGCTCCTGCTATATTAACCCAATTAAAATGTTGAGCGGTGTGGAATACAATTTCCCTTGCTACAGTTGCTACTCCTGAGTGGACTCTAATGTCATCACAAATCAAGAGGATTTTTTTTCTTTTGTCAGGTGGTAAATAACCAAATTTTTCTTCTGTCATAACTAATAATTGATAATGTAATAATAACTTTTTTAAAAACCAAACTATTTAGAATCCATTTCTAAATTACTATGACCATGAATCATTTTTCTAAATTCAGGATCAGTCAAATAAAGATGAATTGCTCTATCGTTTAATTTTTGTAAGGAAAATTTCATACGAACACATTCTATTTTGAATTGCTCGAATAACTCGCTCTGCACCTTAACAGAGGTCAATGTCATGTCTTTTTTACTCATAAATTTTATTAAATTGTTGTTATATATAAATATATGAAAATATCCCTAAAGTAACCCTTTATCGCAAAGTTCTTTATTTTCTTTGAAGGGACAAAATCTACAGTTGTGAGCAGATGGATTAGGAGAAAAAGTTACATTTTTGTAAGTTCCATCATTGTTGAAAACACTTTCAATAAACTCATCAACAGCTTGTGTTGCTTTATTTAGTTTCACTTTTCCGCTAGCTGGAATAAATTCTTGTACTCTGCGTTTGGCAGCTTCAAATTCTGCTTCTTCTCTTATTTTACGTTTAACAATAAAGAATTCTATATCAATATTGTCTACAGGAATACCAAACTGTTTAGAGAAAAAATGTTTATAGAGTATAAGTTGAAATTGTTTTGTCTCATCTTTTTTCTCTTTATCACTCCAACCTCTAGTAGAGGTCTTTATATCTATTATTTTAAATTTATCTAGTGTCTTATTATATAAAACAACATCTAGAAATCCTTTAAATAAAATGTTATTATATTGGTAATTAGGGTTAAGTAAAATAGGTACTTCACAGCCTACTAAATACCATCCTTTTATACTAAATAAATCTGATCTGTTTTTTTTAATGTATTGAAGAATAGCAACTCCATCTTCAAAAAATTCTCTCATCTCAACAGGATCTGAGAAATGTACTTTGTTGTTTGATTTATAGTCTTTTAAATAAACTTCTCCAAGACGTTCTTCAAAATGTTTTTCTAAATCAATTCTATCGGCTTCAGCACCACTTTTCTCATATATAGTTGTAATATAATGTTGTAATGTTTCATGTAATGCTGTTCCGAAAGTCATGTTAATAGACGCTTCAGAGGTGTAATGACCGTCTTTATATTGTAATGCCCATTTATGAGGGCAACTACTAAACATAGATAGTTGGCTAAAGGAAATGGTCTTTTGAAAGGCATAGTTTACTTCTTGTAAAGTATGTTTTTTAATTTCCTTTACAATTGAAGGTACTTTTTTACCAGCTGCCTTTTTAGTTTTTTTAGCACTACCAAAACCGTAATATTCCTTTAGCGCGTCATCCATTTTACTTGCCTTTTAACATTTGGATTGTTTTTTCTAAGTATAAAGCTAAATCCATTGCTTCTTCCTTAGCGTGTTGTAAATAATCAATAACTGATAGGTCTGTTCTGTCCATAGTGTTATTATATTTTAATTTACCCATTTGAGCTCTTTTGATATGCTCATCAATAACTGAATCTACAATTGAATCTGTTTGCTCAATTTCTCTTGAAGGAAGAGCTGGCTCTATAGTTTTTAAATCGCTATTTTTAGTCATTTTATTTCTTTTAATAATTTTTTTATTTCTTTATCCTCTAACCCTATTTTTCCCAAAAGATATTCTAAACCTTCCTTACGTAATAGATAAACATATTCCTCAGCTTCACCTAAAGAACATTCATAAAAAGTAGAAACGTGTTTCAGTAACGTATCATTTATTTTTGTTTTTGAACTTTTAATGTATTTTAAAAATACTTGTTTTTTAGGCAACATGTTTTGATAGAATTTGTATGTTTTTTCTTTTTCTGTATAAGGTATTCTTTGGGCTATATTTGCGATTTCAGTATAAGGTTCATACATCGAAACGAATCTATGAACCATATACGGATTAAATTGTTTTTGTTCGTCCTCAGTAAATGAAGACCAAGATTTTTTATCTCCGGTTAAGTGTTTTAAAAAATCAAATATTGTCATCTGCTTCTTCGAATTCGGCTCTTAATTCTTTAGGCAATAATTCTACTAGTACTTTACCTGTTTTGATATCATAAAATACAGGAATAGGAATAACTCCGTCTTCAGATGTACCAGTTACAAAGCGAGATACTTTTCTTAAAATAACACCTTCAGCAAATACTTGATTGCCTTCTGGTGATGTAATAGGGCGGGTGTTCTTAATATCAATATTAAGATTCATTTGTTGTTGTTTGTTCATTTTTATATTTTTTAAAGTCTAAATAAAATCCAATTGCTACTATAATATTCATTCCAAATGAAGCTAAAATCTCATAAATATCTTCATAAACATTCATAGTTAAGTGAACATGACCTACCATCCAAAAAGGTATAGATAAATTACTAGCTATCCATGTTGTTAAAAATATAATGAAATGCTTCATTTAGTTTGTTTAAAATTAAAGTATAAATTAATTAAATCAGTTAAGTCAAAGTGACTTAAACTATCAGGGCAAAGTCCAATTAAGTGAAGTATAAATTCCATTATAAAACTTTTTTCTTTAAAAGTAATGAAAAAATCTTGGAAAACAAAGCCATAATGTTAATTTCTTTATCAATTCTAAAATTAGAATGATATTGATACTCTTCAATATAAACTATAACCTCACCAACATACATTGGAGCATATTCTTCTACTTTATCATACAAGTATCTAAATAAATCATCAAACTCATTTGAACCAGAATCAGCTAAAATTTGTCTGATAGTGTTAAATGATTTAGTACTAGGTGATTTTAATTCTTCTAGTATTTGGTTTTTATAATTACTAGAGGCTAAAACTGATTTATCTAGGTTTATTTTACCTTCAGTAGAACTTGCTTGTAATGTATTTAATACTTTACGAACATCAGGATAGTAATAGTTAACTACATCAATTATATCTTGATTTTCATAAGTTACTTCTTCTTTCTTTAAAATGTTAACAATATGTTTAGCAACATCTTTTTTAGATGGAGGAACTATCTTTAATACTTGACATCTTGATTGTAAAGGATCAATAACACGTTCAATAAAGTTACATGTTAATATAAATCTAGTAGTGCGAGAATACGTCTCTATAACGTTTCTAAGTGCGGCTTGACCATTTATAGTGATGTAATCGGCTTCGTCTAATATAACCACTTTAAGCGGTTTAAAAGACGCAACTGAAGCAAATCCTTTAACTTTATCTCTAATGGTATCAATACCGTTTTCATCACTGGCATTAATATACATGTAGTCACAATCTAAACTATTAACAATAAGTTTCGCTAATGTAGTTTTTCCGGTTCCAGGAGGTCCATAAAATAAGAAGTTTTGAATATCATTTTGTCCTAGGTACTGACTTATAGCGGTTTTGATTTGCTCATTACCAACATAGTCTTCTAGGGTTTGTGAACGATATTTTTCAACCCATAAAGTATGTTCTTTTTTATTCCTCATAATCTCCGTAAATGTTATATTTTTTAGGTTTTGGTTCTTCGATTTCTACTTCTTTAGAGAATATAGCGTAAAGTTTACCTTGAGCCAAATCTAAACGAAATGCTTTTGGTTTAACTGTGTTAACTTGAAACCATGCTTCTAAAGCATCAGTTAATCCTTTTTGAATAGCATTAACATTACTCATTTTCCATTGATCACCTGGTGGTATACGACTACCGATTTCTACTAGTTTTTCTTGAATTTCTGTTTTCATAACTTAATTTGTTCAATGATAAACGGCAGTAAATCCTCGTATTGATAATTAATAATTATTCCATCTGGTTTTTGTAACCCAAGATATAATTTACTTGATTCAGGTACAAAATAGATTTTTTTAATTTTATATTTAACTTCTTTAAGTTGAAGAAAATTATCAATTAGATTTACTGCGTCTCTCATTATTATCTATAGTTACATCATTCCCATCATGTCGCCATAACCACCTTGAGAATCTTTTTTCTCTTCTGGTTTGTCGACTACAACAGCTTCTGTTAATAAAATAGTACCTGCAACTGATGCTGCGTTTTCAAGTGCTGTACGAGTTACTTTAGATGGATCGATAATACCTGCTTCTTTCATATTAACAAAAGTTTCAGATTTTAAATTGTAACCAATCCAATTATCTGTAGGATCCATTTGGTTAATTAAACCATAACATTCACCTTCTGAGTATCCAGCGTTGGTTAAGATTTTCATAAATGGTGCTGAACATGCTTTGTAAACAATGTTTTTACCAATATGAACACTACTGTCTAATTCTTCTCTAGATTTAGTGATAGCTTCTCTAGCATATAATAGAGTTGAACCACCACCTGGTACAATACCTTCTTCTAAAGCGGCTTTAGTTGCTTGTAAGGCATCATCAACACGATCTTTTTTCTCACGCATTTCAGCTTCAGTATGACCACCAACATGAACAACTGCTACACCACCAATAAACTTAGCTAAACGCTCTTGTAATTTTTCTTTTTCATATGGTGAGGTTGATTTTTCAATTTGTGATTGTAATTCTTCAATACGAGAAGCGATTTTATCAGCGTCACCTTTACCATCAACAATAGTTGTAGTGTCTTTACCTACAGTAACTACTCTAGCTTCACCAAACCAATCCCAACTGAATTTATCTAGTTTCATACCTTTTTCAGTACTGAATACTTGACCACCAGTCAAAATAGCGATGTCTTCTAAAATCAATTTTCTTCTATCACCAAAGTCAGGAGCTTTAACAGCTACAACTTTTAAAATGCCTCTTGCTTTGTTTACAATCAAAGTAGCTAATGCTTCACCTTCAACGTCTTCAGCAATAATCAATAATGATTTATTTTGGGCTGACACTGCTTCTAAAATAGGTAACAATTCTTTAACTTGAGTAAACTTTTTATCAGCAATCAAAATTAAAGCATCACTAATACTAGTACTCATGCTGTTATTATCAGTTACGAAATAAGGTGATTTATAACCTCTTTCAAACTGCATACCTTCTACTGTTTCAAGATATGTTTCACCATTCTTAGATTCTTCAATAAACACAACACCTTCACGACCTACTTTTTGCATTGCAGTAGCAATTAATTCACCTACTTCAGGATCATTATTCGCTGAGATTGTAGCAACTTGTTTTAATTGGTCTTCTGATGAAATGTCTTCTTTAATTTCAAGACGAATGTTATCAATAACTTGTTTAACAGCGGCATCAATACCTCTTTTAATTTCAACAGCATTAGCACCGTTATTTAAATGAGTTAAACCTTGTTTAACCATTTCTTGCGCTAATAAAGTAGAAGTAGTTGTACCATCACCTGCGTTATCAGCGGTTTTAATGGCTGCTTGTTTAACCATTTGTACACCTAATTCTTCAATTGGATCTTCTAAAGTAATTGATTTTGCTACAGTAACACCATCTTTAGTACTTTGAGGTACTCCTTGATTGGCAATAACAACGTTACGACCATTAGGTCCTAAAGTTGAAGTAACTGCGTCTGCTAATTTATCAACACCAGTTGATAATTTTTTACGGGCCTCAGGGCCAAATTCTATAATTTTACTCATAATGTTTAAAACGGTAATTCTGTTTCTGGTTGTTCTGTTTCATCTTTTAAGCGAGCAAGTACTTGGTTTTCAGGTCCAACCCAATACTCTTCTCCTTCGTGTTCTAATTTAGTAAAGCCCATAGTAGGTAAAACTACAACATCACCAACTTCAAGAAGTGTGTTAATCCAATTTCCTGTTGCTGAGTAATAACCATCTCCTACTGATACTACTTTTCCTAATTTGTTTTTCTCGTTTCCTAAATCTGGAACGATAATGTTTCCGTAAGCTGTTTCTTCAGCTTCAACCGGTTTAACAATGATTGCATTGTATACTGCTTCTAGTTTCATATTAATATAACTTGTTTTTTTAATTATAACAAAAATTTT